GTAATTATGAAGAAGATGAAACGTTTCGCTGGTCCAGAGGGAAGCATGATCGGTGGCGCAGAAGATGAGCGCCCTGCGCCTACTGGTATGTCTGAAGCAACGCAACTTGCGCCGGAAGTTACTGTAATTAACGAAAAGACGGGCGTAAAAGGCGACAAAGGAAATCGCATCGTGACAAAAGAAGAATTAAAAGCTTCTGGTTTGTCATTGCGTGACTTTTTAAACAAAGAGCGTGGCTTAACTCGCCGTGGTGAATCTGCTCCGGCAAAACCTGCCGCCAAAACTGAAAAAGCTCCTGCAAAACCTGCTCCCAAAGCGGAGGAACCAGTCAAATCTGCACCTAAAACATCGGAAACTAAGCGTGGGTTTGGCCCATACGGCGTATTTGCTGGGCCTAGCGATGAAGAAAAAGCGGCAACATATGCTCGTTATGAAGAGAATCGCAAGAAAATGGGTGCCACGGCTGCGCCAAGTGGTTCAGGCAAAATAGCGGATTCTGATTATGCAAAGTCTGTGCGATCTTCACAGGCTGCTAGTGCTGATAGCGGGCCGCTTGGTAAGCGTATTCGTGAAGCTCTGGGCTCATCCTACAAAACTGGTGGAAGCGTTTCCAAGGCATCTAGTCGTGCCGATGGTATTGCTCAGCGTGGTAAAACTCGCGGAAAGATGTGCTAATCATGGCCGACACAAGTAAACGCAAAACCATGACCGTTGATGAGTATGAGCGCATGACAAATCGCCCATATAAAAGCAAATTTAATTTTGCTGATTATCCAAAGCCTAGCTCTGGGGGTTATACCTACACGGGCGAAGGCGCTTCTGATAAAGCGGGCGCTGGGCGTGGTGGTCAGGGTGGCCCAACTGCTCAAGAGTTCAAAGAAGCCAACATGAGCGCGGCTGAGAAGAACGCCCGGCAAGATATTCTGGAAGAAAAGTACACCAGAAAAACCAAAGAGCAAGACTATGCAAAGGGTGGTAAGGTGTCAGCCTCATCCCGTGCTGACGGCATTGCACAACGGGGCAAGACTCGCGGGAAGATGTGCTGATGGAAATGGCTATCTGGAATGCTATTTTGACGGCCTTTCTGGGGCTACTTGGTTGGAATCTGAAAGAGAAGTCCGATGAGATCAAACGACTTCAGATTTTGATCAACAAAACCCGAGAAGAAATGCCAAAAGAATACGTTACCAAGGTAGACTTGCATACAGACATTGATCGGATAATGGATAGATTAGACAGGTTTGAGAATAAACTTGACCTGTTTATGAAGGAGCAGCGAAGTGCCCTCTCATAGCGCCAAACAGCACAGATTCATGGAGGCGGTGGCCCACAATCCATCGTTCGCCAAGAAAGCAGGAGTCCCACAATCCGTGGGAAAAGAGTTTGCAAAAGCCGATAAAGGCAAAACATTTTCACGAGGTGGTGACATGAAAGAATCTAAAGCAATGGTTAAGAAAGAAATTGGCTTTATGAAAGCCAAGGGCGCTCCTAAATCCATGATGAAACATGAAATGTCCGAGATGATGGGCATGAAAAAGATGGCTGGCGGCGGTATGCCTATGGCTATGAAAGACGGAAAAAAAGTTCCTGCTTTTGCTGCTGACGGCGTAGGCAAGATGAAACATGGCGGCATGGCAAAGAAAATGATGGGTGGCGGTATGTCTTATGCCAAGGGTGGTTCTGCATCTAGTCGTGCTGATGGCATTGCTCAAAAAGGCAAGACCAAAGGCAAGATGCTTGCAAAAGGCGGCAAAGCCTGCTAATGCTATGGCAACCTCAAAAACTGAAGCCGGAGTAGCTAGATCTTTAAAAAAAGCTGGGTTTTACGACCCAGGTAAAGATGCGTCCAAACGGCTAAGTATTATCAACAAAGTTACAACCAAGCCTCAACGGGTAAAGATGGTTGATAAATTGTTTTTAGCCAAAAAAGTTAAAGGTGCTAAAAAATGAGAGCAAGCCGTGGTATGGGATCAATAAACCCTTCCAAAATGCCCAAGGGGGTGAGGAAGGCTAGGCGTGATGACACTGACTTCACTCAGTACGCTGAGGGGGGTAAGGTCAACGCTGCTGGAAACTATACCAAGCCCAGCTTGCGCAAGAAGATTGTGTCGCAGGTCAAGGCAGCGGCAACTCATGGCACGGGCGCAGGCCAATGGTCAGCCCGTAAGGCGCAGCTTGTGGCTAAGAAGTACAAAGCGGCTGGAGGAGGTTATCGTGATTAAAGGACATATGGACGATTGCGCCGTGATGCAAGATGGCCCTTGCACTTGTGGCACGGATGAAATTTTAGAAGAGTTGGCACTTGAAGATGCTGGCTTGACCGCTGAAGACTTTGAATGAAAGCACCGCAGACTTCCCTTAAAAACTGGGGCGACCAGAAATGGCGCACTAAGTCGGGGAAGCCTTCGTCAAAAACAGGTGAGAGGTATCTCCCTGAAGCCGCTATTAAGTCTTTGTCCCCTGCTGAGTACGCTGCAACAACCAAAGCTAAGCGCAAAGGTAAGGCGGCAGGTAAGCAGTTTGTGGCCCAGCCTAAAGTCATAGCAAAGAAAACAGCAGGTTTTAGATAATGGCATACAGCACTGGCACTTCAGCGTTCAACATGGAGTTTACGGAGATCGCCGAGGAGGCGTGGGAACGTGCTGGGCGTGAAATGCGTAGTGGCTATGACTTGCGAACAGCCCGCAGGTCAATGAATTTGATGACCATTGAATGGGCAAATCGTGGTCTAAATATGTGGACTATCGAGGCTGGATCATTCCCTTTGACGCCAGGATTGAACACCTATGCGCTGCCATCGGACACCATTGATCTGCTGGATCATGTGATTCGAACGGGTGCAAATAGCTCTTCAACCCAGGCAGACCTGACTATTTCCCGCATTAGTGTTTCTACTTATGCAACCATTCCCAACAAATTGCAGCAAGCTAGGCCAATCCAGGTCTGGATTCAGCGTTTGTCTGGTGAAACAAACCCCACTACTTTGCTGACAAGTGGAAGCGTTACCACCACGGCAACCACGATTACGTTGACTTCCACTGTTGGATTAGCGTCTTCTGGGTTTATCAAGCTGGACAATGAAATCATTTACTACGGCTACATCTCTGGGAACGAGATAGGTTCATGCTTCCGTGGGCAAGCTAACACTACCGCAGCTACGCACACGACTGCTACGGCGGTATTTGTGCCCCAGCTACCAGCGGTAACAGTGTGGCCTACGCCAGATAACTCTACATCGTATGAGTTTGTGTATTACCGTATGCGCCGGATCCAAGATGCCGGGTCTGGTATCCAGGTTGCAGACATGAATTTCCGTTTCTTGCCCTGTGTAGTATCGGGTTTGGCTTACTACATTGCCATGAAGGTACCTGAATTGCAGGGCCGCATGGATATGCTGAAGATGGCATATGACGAGCAATTTACTTTGGCGGCTGGTGAAGATCACGAGAAAGCGCCGATCAGGTTTGTGCCGAGACAGATGTTCATAGGTGGGAGTACGCCCTAATGGGTAATGCATACTCATCAGGCAAGTTTGCAATTGCTGAGTGTGACCGATGCGGGCAGCAGTTCAAACTTAAGAAGCTCAAGACCGAGGTTGTAAAGACCAAGCGGTATGAGATCAAAGTTTGTCCTGAGTGCTGGGATCCTGATCATCCTCAATTGTTGCTGGGTATGTATCCAGTGGAGGATCCGCAGGCTCTGAGAGCGCCCAGGCGGGACACAACGTATGTCACGGCAGGGCCGAATGGCTTGCAGATTGACAATACTGGATTTGGTGGATACCCAACTGGAGGTTCCAGGGATATACAGTGGGGCTGGAGTCCGGTTGGCGGATCTAGCTTTTTTGATGTAGCACTGACGCCAAACTACTTGGTGGCAACGGCAAGTGTTGGTACAGTAACGGTTAGCACAACTTAGGAGCAGATATGGACAAGAAGCAAGTTAAGGCAATTGCCGACACCGAAGCCAAGAAAATGGTCAAAGGCCATGAATCTCGTATGCACACCAAGGGCATGAAAGCCGGTGGCCCTACCAGCATGGATCGCAAGATGTACGGGAAGAATCTTTCCCGCGCAATGAACCAGAAATCTGGGAGCAAATAATGGCTAAATTTAGCAACAAGATGATGGGCAAGGAAGTTGGCGATGCGGCAACGTATGCTGTTCCTCATACTATGAAGGGTAAAGCTGCTCCTATGCAGACAAACCCTGGCAAAGAGCCGAATGGTAGTGCAGCCGCAAATGTGAATATGTCTGTTGGCAACATCAATCGCAATGGTTACTCTGCACCTAAGACTGACGGCATCAAAATCCGTGGTACTGGCGCAGCCACCAAGGGCGTGATGGCAAGAGGCCCGATGGCATGACTTACAACGAATTGGTCATTGCTGTTTCTGACTACTGTGAGAACACGTTTCCCACGGTAGACATGAACATAATGATTAAGCAGGCTGAGCAGCGTATCTATAACACTGTTCAGTTGTCTAACTTGCGCAAGAACGTGACGGGGACAATCACGGCAGGCAATCAATACTTGTCAGCCCCTGATGATCCAAGTTTTCTCTCTGCTTATTCGTTGGCTGTGATTGACGGAAGCGACTATCTTTATTTGCTAAATAAAGATGTTAACTTCATGCGTGAGGCGTACCCAAATACGTCAGTGGCGTACCGTGGCAAGCCCAAGCACTATGCTATTTTTGGCCCGCAATCAACGGCTGCAACAGAGTTGTCTTTCATCCTTGGCCCTACGCCAGATGCAACGTATTCAGTTGAGTTGCACTACTACTACTATCCAGAGTCCATTGTGACTGCTGGAACAACATGGCTGGGCGAACACTTTGATTCTGCTCTGCTCAATGGCACGTTGGTAGAGGCAATTCGATACATGAAGGGTGAGCCAGATCTGGTCAAGTTTTACCAAGATATGTATTTGCAGTCTATTGCGCTGCTCAAGAATTTGGGCGATGGCAAACAGCGTATGGATGCTTATCGTGATGGTCAGGTCAGAACGGCAGTCCAATGAGCATTGTTCAAACACAAACTACCAGCTTCAAAGCTGAGCTTTATCAGGGCATCCATGACTTGACCACGGATGTGATCAAGATTGCCCTGTATACAGCGAATGCTAATTTGAATGAAGGCACAACCGTTTACTCCACTAGCAATGAGGCAAGTGGGGGAAACTATGCGCCTGGGGGTTTGCAGTTAACACCGATCACGGTGAGCAGTTCTGGATACACAGCCTATGTAGGCTTTCCAAATGTGTCATGGACAGGTGTAATCACAGCCCGGTGTGCTTTGATCTACAACTCAAGCGTGAAGGAAGGGTTGAGTGGCAGGTCAATAGCCGTGTTGGACTTTGGTTCTGACAAGACATCAGTCACCACGTTCTTAATCACGATGCCAGCCAACACATCAACCACAGCACTGATCAGGAGTTCAAATTGATAGTCACGACCACCAAGGGCGAAATGGATGATTCTTTGCTTGAGAAGCGGGAAGGAACCGTGGACAATGACAATGAGTTGACCACCTGGGTTGAGTATTGGCTGGAGGGCGAACTTGTACATCGTTCTGCCCATGTCCAGTTGAAGAAAATGCCGGTTTTTGCCGGTGCTGAAGCCGCATCATTAGGTTAAAGGAAACATCATGGCAAACACACAAGCAATGACCACTTCGTTCTTGGGCGAGGTTTTGACAGCAACTCACAACTTTGGCACTGCACCGATCCGTGCAGCCACCACTGCTGACACGTTTAAAGCGGCCTTGTATCTTGCGTCAGCAACGATCAATGCTTCTACCACGGCTTATTCGGCCTCTGGTGAAGTGTCTGGTACTGGGTACTCTGCTGGTGGCGTGACGGTGACCAATGCAACGGCTCCGCTATCTTCAAACACCTCGACAACCGCAGGCACAGCGTACTGGACGCCTTCGGCTTCGATCAGCTACACCACGGTGACGTTGACCACGGCGTTTGATGCAGTGTTGATCTATAACTCAACACAGAGTAACAAGGCCGTTAGTGTTCACACCTTTGGTTCGCAGACGATCACGGCTGGAACCTTCACCTTGACGATGCCTTCCAACACGACTTCGACTGCTCTGTTGCGCTTGGCTACCACCTAAAGGGGTAAGCCGTGTCTCTCGGGTGGGGTGATGGCACATGGGGGAGTAACGGATGGGGCGGTACTCTTGACCTCACAGGTAATACCGCCACAGGCGCGGTAGGATCTGCCACACCAAACCTTATCATTGCGCTCACGGGGGTATCAGCCTCTGGTGCGGTTGGGACGATGGCTCCCAGCACCTCAGAGGGTGAAGACGGCGATATAGCGAATGGATTTGTTGGTAATGTAGGGGTAACCCTAGAGGTTGCGCTGACGGGTGTTTCTGCGGCGGGATCAGTTGGTAACGTTACCAGCGGTCAAGATGCAGCAATTACCAGCGTATTGGCATCTGGTGCAGTTGGGTCTATCACGACATCAAGATTGGTGGCGCTGACGGGCGTTGAAGCATCTGGAGCTACTGGTAACGTTACCGGTGACAAGAGCAGTGCTTTGACGGGTGTTGAGGCGTCTGGGGCCGTAGGAACGGTTGTTCAGAGCGCAGCGGTCAGTTTGACGGGTAATCTAGCAACAGGATCCCCAGGCGGAGTAATTGTCCCTCTGCCATCGTTGCAGGCAGATGGTTCCGTGGGAACGGTTGTCAGTGGAATATCCATTGCTTTGTCTGGAGTGTTGGCATCAGGATCCGTTGGAACGGTGTCAGTGGCTGCAAGGTCACTGGCTTTGACAGGCGTAAGCGCAGCAGGTGCGGTTGGTGATGTTATTGCGGTTTATTGGAAACCTATAGATGACACGCAGGTCGCATCGTGGCAAAATATCAGCAACCCGCAGACTCCTAATTGGTCAAATGTTTCAGACGAACAGACCGCCAATTGGGAAGAAGTCGTAACTTGAAAGTGAAAATGCTGGTTTATAAGATCACGAATAACGTAAACGGCCACGGCTACATTGGGATCACTCAATGTGCCTTGGCAAAGCGTTGGCGTGAACACTTGTGTGCGGCACGAACGGGAAGCGGTAAACGCCTGTACAGGGCCATGCGTAAATATGGCACAGACAACTTCAGCATTGCCGTGTTGTATGAGGCAAAATCATTTGAAGAGCTTCAAAGGGTTGAGTGTCAACTTATCATTGAACACAACACTCACGCCAAGAATGGCGAGGGGTATAACTTGACGGCTGGCGGTGAAGGCAAAGACCGCATGGATCAGTTGTTTGGCGAAGCCATTCCAAGCTCACTGCTTACCGAAGAGATTGTGGCATTTGCCAGGGATCCGCAACACTGGAACATTTCCAATGCAGATGTGTTGGGCATGATTGCCAAGAAATTTGATCTTGATTGTGCAATTGATACAGTCAAGGATGCCCGTAACGGCAGTTCATGGACTCATTTAAACGCAAAATACCCGCCAATTAAGCGTGGGCGTGGTGTGCGGCATGATGTAGTCTCTGAAGAAGTGCAATCGGCAAGAAAAGAAACACTTGCAAAACACCGTTCTGAAGCTGTTGCGGCATCAGCAAAAACACGTACAGGAAAACGTAGCTGCACCGCTAAGTTGTCTGAGCAGGCGGTATGCGATATATTCTTCCATAATGAATCATTGAACAAAACTGCGGCTAAATTTGGCATCAGTAAAAAAATGGTTGTTTTAATTAAACAACGTAAAGCGCATACATATTTGACTCAAGGACTTTGAAATGACCACAGCATATACATCTCTTTTGGGTTTGGCGTTGCCAGTTACGGGCGAATTATCAGGCACGTGGGGTGACACTGTAAACAATAGTATTACATCCCTATTGGACTCTGCAATTTCCGGTACAACCACTCTTTCGGCAGACTCAGATGTAACGTTGACCACCACTCAAGGATCGTCTAATACGGCACGAGAAGCTATTCTTTTGTGGACGGCAGGCGGTTCTGCTACGCGCACTATCACTGCACCGGCACAGTCAAAGATCTATACGGTCATCAATGCAAGCTCGGGCACACAATCTATTATTCTTGCGGGCGTAGGCCCAACTACAGGCGTAACGATTGCAAAGGGTGAATCAGCCCTGTGCGCTTGGAACGGATCAGACTTTATCAAGATCAGTAACACTGCTGGCCCAGGCACGTTCACCGATTTGACCGTTACTGGTAACACTACCCTTGGTAACGCTGTTTCAGACACCATCACCGTAAATAGCCAATTTGTAACTGGCACGGTACTTAGATCTGCCCAAGCGCTTACCAACACTTTGGCTCTTGCCGCCTACGATGTGGATGGAGCAGCATATACCAATCTAATCACTCTTACGGCAGCCAATGCGCCGACTTTGGCTCTTACATCTACGGGTGTGGGAACAATTAACAATATGTCGATTGGTGCCACCACAGCTTCTACGGGTGCGTTTACTACCTTAACAAGCAATGGAGCAACAACTTTCACCGCAGGTACTGCTTCAACTACTACCGGGACAGGAACACTTGTAATCACAGGTGGTTTAGGGGTAAGCGGAAGAATTAACGCAGCCAACTTTGATGGAATTATTGGTGCTAATACTGCGGCTGCTGGGGCGTTTACTACCGTTCAAATCGGAACAAATCCTGCTGGTGTTTCAATTGGTGTTTTAGGTATACCAAATCAAAAGCGTGTTTATGGGCGTAATGCGGCAAATAGTGCTGATGTAAACATACTGTATGTTGATGGCAGCAATGGTCTTGTTTTTGGCCCTTCTGACTCCGCCGTGATCAACTCCAGCGGTAATGTGGGCGTGGGGACAACTTTAAGCACAAGCGATGGAACATTAACATTTCAACAAATAGGCCAAACTGCTATTTTTGCTGGTCAACCATCTGCTGAAGCAATGTGGATAGGCAGTAACTATTATTACGATGGTGGATGGAAATATAAAACAGCCAATTTTGCATCACAGTTTTATACATCTGGCGGGGCTTTTTATTGGAAAAACATTACATCTGGTTCGGCAAATGCTGGAATTACTTGGAATAGTCCAATGACCCTTGATGCCAGCGGTAACTTGGGTATTGGGACTACAAGTCCTAGTTCTAGACTTCATGTCAAAGGAGCGGATGTAAAACTGAATTTTGAAACAGACACTGGCGCTACAGCTTATATTCAGCAACTATCTGCGTCCCCATACGATGTCAGCTTTTTCAATCAAAACGCTGGTTCATTGATATTTGGAACCAACAATACCGGTGTCGGCAGGTTTGATGCCAGCGGTAACTTGCTAGTGGGAATTACAACTAACGCATCAGCAGGCAAACTTACGGTTCAAGGTGGCGCAACTGACCCATTTTCTGGGACTGGATATAGGTTGGCAAGTTTCCATTCAACTTCTGCCGCAAACGCTGACCAGCCGGGAATTGTTCTTGGCTTTGATACCGCAGGAGCGGGAATTGTTGCCGCCAGAACAAACGCAACTGGGCAACCAATTGCTTTTTGGACATACAACGGGTCTGCTTGGGGTGAGCGTGCCCGTATCGACTCCAGCGGTAACTTGCTGGTGGGGGTTACTAGCGGAACATCTTATAAGCTGAATTTAAAAACAAGTTCTGCATCACAAAGCGCAATTGGTACGGCGGGAACATCTGGCGATACGGCATTTCAAGCAATTCTCATAACCAAGTTTGATAACGATTCAACTACATCGCAAAACTTTATTCAATTTCAAATTAACAATGGTGGGGCAAACTGCGGCAAAATTACAGCCAACGGCGCAAACACGGCGGCATTTGGTTCAACATCTGACCAACGGGTAAAAGAAAACATTGTTGAGTTGCCTTCACAGCTTGACAACATTATGGCCTTGCGCCCTGTTGAGTTTGATTACCTTGAGTCTTACGGCGGTGGGCATCAAATTGGTTTTATTGCACAAGAAATTCAACAGGTCTACCCAGATGTAATTTCTACAGATGATTCGTCTGAAAAAATCATGTCTATTACTGGATGGAGCAAAACAGAGGCCCGTCTGGTAAAAGCCATCCAAGAGCAACAAGCCCTCATCACCCAACTCACCGCCCGTATAACTGCTTTAGAAGGAGCATAAACCATGACTATCGTTTGGAACATCAGTCAAACCAACTACGAAACCGCAAATGGTTTCATCACCACAGCCCACTGGCAAGCAAATGCAACAGATGGGGATTACTCTGCATCTGTGTACAGCACTTGTTCATGGCAACCCGGCACACCCACCATCCCCTATGACAGCGTGACCATGCAAGAAGTTTTGGATTGGTGCTGGGCAGGTGGTGTGGACAAGGATGCCACGGAAGCCTCCCTGCTGGCTCAGATTGAGTTGCAAAAGAACCCTGTGACCGCCACTGGAGTGCCTTGGGCATAAAGGATAAGGGCAACCCGCTGGCCCAAACAGCGGCTTTTTATGGAGAAACGCATGAACGACAAGAAAATTGAATTGACATTGGGCCTTGTGAACGCCGTCATGCAGTATTTGGGTACACGCCCCTATGCTGAAGTGGCTGACATGATCCAGGCTATTCGTGAGCAAGCCATCCCCCAGGTTCCAATGCCTGAAGAGGCCAAGCCTGCGGAGCAGCCATTGATCCAGTAACAGCATTTGCCCTGTGTAAAGGGGCATATGAAGGCATAAAGGGCTGCATCAGCGTTTACCAAGACCTGAAGAAAACCGGGTCTGATCTAACAAAGATCACAGGTGAGGTTGGTACAGCCCTTTCAAGTTTTTTCAAGGGCCACGCAGAGTTAGAAACCAGCCATGAGAAGGCTGAGTACCAGCGTGAAGAGAATCTGAAAAAGGGAATAAAAGACGACCTTGCCACACAAGCCATAGACAATGTGATGTATCTGCGGCAGACCAAGCAGTTTTACGCCGATCTTGAGAAAATGGTGCGCTGGGAGATGGGACAACCCGATCTCTGGCGGGAAATCGTTGAAGAGTATCAACGGCTGTTGGATCAAAAATCGGAGCAAGCGGCACGGGAGTTGCACGAAAAGCGGGTGAAAGCATGGCGGCGACAAAAGTTAAAAAATCAGATTCTGGACAGGGTGCTGGAAACGGTGCTGGTGGTTTTCGTAGTCGCTTACCTGATATGCCTAATGTGGATAATCAGTCTTCATCATCGGGGTCGATTGGATACCTTCTGGTCTTGATCCTGTTCGCACTGGTCTTTGTGTTGATGATTCCCTTGGTTGGGATGCTGTATGTGGACACGATGGTAGTGAAGCGAGAGGCCAAGGCCCAGATGGAAAAAGTTGAAAAGCTGCGTAAGCAGGTTGAAGAGGAAAAGAAAAAAGATGATTGACCTTACCAAAGCCATTGGAGCAGTTGCCGCAAGCGTTGCCGCACTGGGTGGCAGTTATACACTGGCTGACAAGTTTGGCTGGTTTGACCGTGCAATCATTGAGTGGTCGCCTGAAAACTTCAAGATCGTGGCAGAAGCTGGACAGCCCATCAATGTCACCGTTGCAAGAATAAAGAAACGGGATGACTGCTCTGTTGAGAGTTTTACCCCAAGCATTCGGGACGCAAATGGTATGGTGCATGAAGCAACCACCACAGCAAGCAGATTCAGCGGCCCCGCAGGGCCAGAGATTGATACGTTTACATATCAACTCACGATGGTGAGAAAAGAGAAGATTGCTGAAGGCAAGGCAACTTTACTGGCAACCATCATATACAAATGCCCCGAGGGGCAACGTGTTGTGCAGTATCCACGCCACCCCAACTTAAGTTTTGAACTGAAAGGTTAATCATGCTCACCCTGTTCTCATCCCTCATCAGCTTCCTCATGGGTGGCTTGCCCAAAATCCTTGAGTTCTTCCAAGACCGGGCAGACAAAAAACATGAGCTTGCTTTGGCGGCAATGCAGACCGAGCGGGAACTGACCCTGAAAAAAGCTGGCCTGGAAGCGCAGGAGCGCATTGAACACATCCAGACTGAGCAAATTCAGATTAACGCCGAGGTCACCAATGCCCAGACTGCTATGCAGGAGCGACAAGCCCTGTACGCACACGATATTGCCTTGGGCCAAGGAGCCAGCACTTGGGTCATCAACATGAGAGCCGCCACCCGTAGCGTCATCACCTACGGCATGTTTGCCATGTTTATGTTTGTTGAAATCTTTGGCTTCTACTACGCATGGCATACAAACGTGGAATTTACCGTGGCGCTGGACAACCTGTGGGACGATGAGACTCAGATCATCTGGGCTTGTATCGTGTCGTTCTGGTTTGGCGGTCAGGCGTTCAAGAAATGAATCTCAGCCCAGAGGCCATCAAGGTCATCTGCCACCATGAGGGCATTCGGTACAAGCCGTATCGGTGCCCAGCCCTGCTTTGGACAATAGGAGTTGGACATGTACTTTACCCAGACCAAGCTAAGATACCAATGGATCAAAGAGGCGCTTATCAGCTTCGGCCAGAAGATAGCCGCACGTTTTCAAAGGACGAAGTAGATGGGATTCTCAGAAGCGATCTTGCAAGGTTTGAGCGTGGAGTGGCTCAGTTCTGTCCCGTTCCCCTTACACAAGGTATGTATGATAGCCTTGTTAGCTTTAGTTTCAATGTCGGTCTTGGAACACTCCAGCGTTCAACGCTTCGTCAAAAGCTGCTTCGGGGCGATAAAGCGGGTGCTGCGGAAGAACTCCTCAAATACTGTTTAGCTGGGGGCAAAATTTTAAAGGGTTTGCAGAATCGGAGGATTGATGAACGAGCTATGTTTTTATCGTAGGCTTATTCCACTTTTCTTCCGGCCAGTTGGCGTTGATGCGGTATTTCAGCGTCATCCAATTAACCCCAAGATGTCTGGCAAGCGTGGCAATAATAAATGGTTTGCCTTGGTAAGTAATGTGCACATTGCTAGATATGTTTGCCTGTTGCTCATGCCGTGTCGCCCATCTACAATTGAGCTTAAAGTACCCCTTAGAGTTGTCAATACGATCAAGGCTGGTGTTGTTTGGCTTTTCACCCATATCGGCAAGGAACGCTTCAAATGTTTGCCATTCGCTTGATACCGTTATCCCCCTTCCTCCATACTGAGCATATGATGCGTGCTGGGGGTTTTCGCATCTTTGGCGCATTGCAACCCATGTGGAATACGTTTTTGTTGGGGTTGCATTTTTTGCGTGACCGTGTTTGGTGTGTTGTGTCGCCGTCCCGCACGACTTTGAACAAAACTTCCCACGGCCCTCTGCAACCCTGTTTTCAGATGTTTCAAACGGTGTTCCGCATCGTTGACATTGTGTTTGAATGCGCTTATAAATGGGCTTCATATTTGTCTCCAAAGATGCCTTATTGTAATGCAAATATGGCTGGTGGGAAAATACTCAAAGGGCTGCAAAATCGGCGTATCGATGAACGAGCCATGTTCTTGTCATAGGGTTAAAAATGCCACTCAAAAAACTTCTGCTCAGGCCCGGTGTAAATAAGGAGAACACCCGTTACACCAGTGAGAATGGGTGGTATGACTGTGACAAGATCCGCTTTCGCCAGGGTACGCCAGAGAAGATTGGCGGTTGGCAACAAATCTCTGCACAAAAGTTTATTGGTGTGTGCCGCTCCCTGTGGGCATGGGTTACGCTTGGCGCACAAAAGCTCTTGGGCGTAGGAACCAATTTAAAGTTTTACATCGAAAGCGGTGGCTTTTACTACGATATAACCCCGATCAATCAAACCAACACGCTGACCAATCCATTTGCTATGGTGAGTGGATCGTCCACGGTAACGGTCACTGATGCAAACGGCGGGTACTCAAACAATGGCTATGTAACCTTCACGGGCTCATCGTCCAATGGTGGCATTACTTTGTTAGGGGAATACCTTTTAACCTATACCACCACGGCCAACACTTACACCGTACCCGTTCAATCGGAAGCGTCAATCTCTATTGCTGGTAACGTTCCCATCGCTGCCGGATCTTTTGTGATTGGTAATTCGTACAGCATAACATTTGTAGGAACCACTGATTTCACGTTAATTGGAGCGTCAGCTAACACTGTTGGCGTAGCGTTTATCGCTACAGGCGCTGGGTCTGGTTCTGGTACGGCCAAAGCAAATACTGTTTTTGCAACGCAGTTTCAGCTTGCAAATGGTGTGCAAGTAACGTTAACTACCACGGGTGTGCTTCCTTCGCCGTATGTTGCTGGAACAACCTATTACGTAGTAAATACTTCCGGCTACACATTTAGTCTATCTTTGACTTCTGGTGGAGTTGTGATTGATTCCGCAGGATCAGTTCAATCAGGGATTTGCACGGTAACGGCTAAGGCATCCTCGACTTCTGCTGCTGGTGGGGGCACTGTTCGGGCTGCTTATCAGATAGCCACTGGTGCTTCATATGCTGCTGCCGTTGTTGGCTGGGGCGGGGGAACCTGGGGATCTGGACTATGGGGCATAGGAACATCATCGCAGCAGCCATTCCGTATGTGGAGTCAAAGTAACTTTGGTGAGGATCTTATCTTTGGCCCAAGCGGTGGTGGCATTTACTATTGGGATGCAACTTTTGGGTTGACGGGTACGACATTCACTGTGACGATTGCTACGCCAGCAGTTTTGTCTACATCCATTACATTGGCTAATGGCATGGCAATTGTGCTGACTACAACGGGGGCGCTGCCTACCGGGTTAAATGTTGGTCAGGTGTACTACGTTATAAATTCAACGGGTACAGACTGTAATTTATCGGCTACTTATAACGGTGCAGCCATTAATACTACGGGATCTCAATCAGGGGTTCATAAGATTGCCTCCAGGGCCATAGCTGCGGAAGATTACGGTGGCGCAACAGATGTGCCAATTGCCCAAAACTACATATTGGTATCTGATTCCAGCCGGTTTGTGTTTGCTTTTGGGGCCACGGAGTACGGATCAGCGACATTCAATCCAATGCTCATCCGCTGGTCAGACCAGGGAGATCCTTTCAATTGGACGCCAAGCCCCACTGTCGATGCTGGATTTACTTACCTTTCTCACGGGTCACAGATTATTACAGCCATGCAGGCCCGTCAAGAAATCTTGGTGTGGACTGATTCATCTCTTTATTCTCTACAGTATGTGGGAGCCCCTAATGTATGGGCTCCACAAATTGTTGGCGATAACATTTCTATTGCATCAGAAAACGCTGTTGCTTACGCTAACGGCGTGGCGTACTGGATGGGCGTGGATAAGTTCTACAAATACGATGGTAGAACCCAGACACAGAATTGCGATCTGCGCCAATACGTGTTTTCAACCATCAATAAATCTCAATTTACCCAGGTTCTTGCAGGAACAAACGAGGGGTTTAATGAGATTTGGTGGTTCTATTGCTCTGGCACAAGCACCAATATTGACAGCTATGTGGTCTTTAACTACGCAGAAAACCAGGGCCAAGGCTGCTGGTACTACGGCTCAATGGCTAGAACGGCTTGGCTGGATAGCGGTCTGCGAGACTATCCCCTTGCTGCCACCTACGACTACAACATCGTTAACCATGAGCAGGGCGTAGACGATAACACTACGGCGGTAACGTTACCAATTGAAGCTTTCATCACATCTGCTGAGATTGACTTGGAAGATGGGGATAGGTTTGGGTTTATTTGGCGTGTGCTGCCTGACATTACGTTCAGGGGATCGACTGCGACCAGCCCTCAAGTGACGATGTATCTCAAGCCCATGCAAAACTCAGGCTCTGGGTATAACAGCCCAGCATCTGTTGGCGGAGAAAACAATGCTACTGTCACCAGAACGGCCATTCTCCCTATAGAGGAATTTACTGGTCAGATCTATACTCGGGTGAGAGGGAGGCAGATAGCTATGGAGGTTAGATCTACGGCGGCAGGTGTGACTTGGCAGCTTGGCTCTCCACGTATCGACATCCGCCAGGACGGCAGACGCTGATGGCAACTATTGTCACCCGGTTCCTTCGCAAGTTCAGAGCGCCTGCGTTACCCGCATCACCCCTTGAATACATCCGCACGGACGAGGATCAGTTTCGCAACATCCTGCGTTTGTATTTCAACCAGATTGATAGCGCATTTGGGGGTCTTCTGGACACAACCGGGGGAAAGTACGTTAACTTTCCCTACGGGGCATTTTCCTCTAACGCAGATCAAACCGCCACGATCAATACAGCTACCCTGATGACGTTGAACACAACGGACTTCTCTAACCAAGTGTCCATGGGCACTGTAGCTGTTCCGTCCAACAGTAAGATCACGGTGGCAAATGCCGGTATATACAACCTCCAATTCTCTGCTCAGTTCCAAAACACCGACACTGCTTTTCAAGATGTTTACATCTGGTTGCGGCAAAACGGCGTGGACATTCCCGGGTCAACAGGATTTGTATCTATCCCCAACAGACACGCTGGAACAGATGGACACACAATAGTTGGATGGAATTATTTCTTGAGCATGGCCGAAAATGATTACATTGAAATATATTGGTCTATACCCAATGCTGCTGTGAGCATCCAACACCTTGCTGCATCGGGTACTCCTACCAAGCCATCAACCCAATCGGTTGTGGCTACCCTTTCATTTGTTTCAGCTTTACCGGTGACTTGATATGGCAACACCAGAAGAACTAGCCGCCCAAAGCGCAAATTATTTAAATACCAACGTGACGCCCAACACGGGCGGTGATCCAAACGTTTATTTTAATGATGTTTCCGGTCAAGCAATGATTGGCGCAGACGGAAACCAGTATTATTTTGCTTCACGAGATTATGTAAACAGGGGTTTCATATCTCAAATGAATGGGAAAGATTATCAATTTTACAATGCAAGATTTTTAAATAAAGATGTCTTTGACAAAGCGCAACAATTTACTGCGCCAGATGGAACTCCTGGTTTTGTTTGGAAAGCGCAAGATGCTATTAATTTAAAAATAGCAAATAGTGAAGGTTTACCTACATATGGCGGCTACGACTTATCTAGTGGGCGTCCGCCAATTGTTGGAATTGGATACCCAAACGCCACGGGAAATGAACACTTAAACACTTTGTCATATGTGTCCATGCCTCAAAAGGTAAGCGATAAGAGGGTAGAGCAAAACTATATCACCAATGACGGGACGGTATCGGGGGCAAATTTCAGCGGACACCGAGGCTACGAGTATTATGTAAATGGATGGCTTGCGGACAGATTGAGGGCGGGGCTTCCCACTGTCAATGCAATCATGCCAATTGTGTTGGAGGTGATTTCTCCAGGCATGGGATTGGGGGCAATTTATGCCACATACTCTGCCTCCACAGCTGCCACTATTCAAGCGTTAACCACCGGGAATATTGAAAAAGGTGTTGTTGATCTTGCAAAGATATATGCCGCAGGACAGGTTTCGGATCTTGTATCAAAAGGGGTAAGTGCTTATATGCCCGTTGCTGAGTTGGGCAAAGTGGCAACAGCCATTTTAGGTAACGCAGGAACAAGCGCTATTGTTGCGGGCATATACGGCAAAGATGTCGGCAAAGCTTTCATTGATGGCGGCATTGCAGCTGGTATTGGTTCCGTTGCCGGGTCAATATCTGGCTTTTCACAGCTTCCCGTACCAATTCAACGAGTCTTTGCCGCCGCAGTCACAACGAGCTTGCAGGGCAAGTCCCAAAAAGAAATGGATGCCGCCACATTGCAAGCGGCAATCACTGCTGGCCTGGGTGCTATTGCAAACGGCCTGGAAGCAAACTCCAAGATCCAAAAAGAACTTGGCCGGGAGGCTACGGCTGATGAATTAAATAAGTTTATCTGGTATACAAACAGAGATTCAAACTTTGACGCAAAAGTTTATAACTATATGGGAGAAGTCAAAAAAAACTTCTCGCTACAGAATGGCTTTGACACATACACCCTGGACGGTGTTGATTACAAGATCTCCGCTACAGAGCTTAACAATTACGCAATAGGCGAAGACTGGAAAAATTGGACTGAGAAGCAAAACGCTGCAAAGCAGGGCATAACAGACCCATATGAGTATCGTGATGTTTTGGCACGCAACGAAGGGTGGGGCGGCGATGCGCAAAAGGCTACAGCAAAGTTAAGCGGCTTTGAAACTCCCGGTGAATACGCAACGGCAAGTACATTGGGCCTTGACTCAATGGCTGAGTATCAAGAATTTCAAAGCAAAGCCGCTCTGTTTAAAGAAATTACTAGAAGAGATGCCACGCCTAATGACATCAAACCGTTTCTTGCAAACATCCCGACAATCGCAGATGCCCAAGAGGTGTTGCGTGAAGTCACCAATGACAAAAAACCAAAAGATAAAGATAAAAAATACGACTACGATGGCAATGGCTTAGTTGAGTTGGCCGATGCCCTTGAGATGCTTAAGGCGGAAAAGGGATTATCTAAGGTCACGCCAAACCCAGACACAATTTGGGGGAAATCTGGCTTAACTGATGCTGATTTCAAAACAAAAGTAACTGACAGCACAGAACAAGAAAAGATTATTTCTTTTCTTAAAGACAGTGGAATGCAATCCAGCCCTGAGTTGGTTGATGCAATTAAGAAAGATTGGTCATTTGATCCTAGTAAACCCACTTCTGGTCTATCTGATGCTGTTGCCAAGTCTGATTCTTTGTACACAGATGCCGATGAGGTAAGGGCGCAATTTAAAGCTGTGTACAACAGGGATCCGAGCGCAGATGATCTTAAGTCATTGCAGAAGTTTGTTGGCCCACGGGATGAGGAATCGACCTTTGCGGCAATAAATGCTCAGTTAGATCCTTTGGTAACAGATTCCAGCGAGGCCAAAGACTTTTTGAAGGGTGTGCTTGGTAGAGATCCTACTGATGCCGAGGTACAAAAGTTTATTGGCGAACGGCCAGAGTCTCAAACTCTTACAGCCCAGAATGCATATGACACGTTGATTGGGTTTATGGATGCAAACGTGCCTATTGGCAGCTATAACAAAGACATTACCTCTGTTGACTTTGATGAAGATTTAGTTGCTGGGCCTGCTGGTGCGCCTAAGCCATTGAGAGCAAATCAAATAGTTGTGGATGCTAATGGTTTGCCCAAGACCATTGGCATTATGGACTTTGCAACCGGGAAGATTGTTCCTGCTCCTCTTTCACTCAATGCAAATGGTGGCTACTACTACATTGCCGATGGAAGAATAATAGGTGTTGATGCAACTGTTTTTGAGCGTGAGTTTGCTAAAAGCAATCCATCAAAATATCTTGAGTTGATGAGTCGGATTTACCCGAAAGATGGCGACATAAACGTTACCAATGAGGCGCTGCGCCGCCAAGGATTTTCCTATGGGCCAAATAGAGAAATAACTACTATAAATGTAGATGCAAAAGACTTGACGGCTGAGTTGGCAAGACAGGGAAGGCCCACTAAACCACTTGATATTGTGCGAATATACGGAGGACTTGACGCCGCCGAAACGGCTATGGGTCTTGAGGTATTGAGACAAATCCCAGGAATGTCCTCATTCCTTGCTGGTGGGGATTCATATGCCAGAGAGCTTGTAAAAGCTATTAATGATGCAAAGAATGATCCCAATTCAGCCCCTGGATCTTCTCAAGTTTTTAAAGACGAACTTCAAAAGATATTTGATAGAAATCCAGGAATTGTTGACAATCCAATTTTTAACGACATAAATGCCATTCTCAATCCACCTCTTAAGCCCCTAACGCCGGTTACCTTAACTCCTGAACCGCCTATTCCAACTATAAACGTAGGCGGCGATGAGTTTCTAACTGGCTTTGAAGACTTTGTAATCATATCCTATGACCCTGCAACAAAGAAAGCTGTAATTGCGCATGACGATGGCAAAGAGGAGACGGTAATACTTCCATATGATGTCAATCCCAATGAAATCATTAAGATGGATTTGGATACCAAAACAATTGAGCCAAAACCTACGCCTACGCCTACGCCTACAGCCGTGCGTCCGCCTGTAGTAATCGTAGGGCCAACTCCTACGCCTGATCGTCCGACTGAGCCAACGCCTACTCCAACGCCAACTCCTACAACTTCTCCCACAACTTCACCTACAACTGCGCCCACAGCTACACCTACAACTTCTCCTACGACTTTACCTACAACTACACCGGAGCCAACACCTAGTCCTAGTCCGACTCCAGTTTCGCCAACACCCACGCCTGTTACGCCCACCCCTACACCAGCGGAGCCCACTCCAACGC